CTATTGTTTCAAGAGTTTATAAAGTAATTTCTATTATAGATTCTATCAAATAATCATATTGTAGTTGAGTTAATTGCAAGATATCAGATAATGTTTCTATCGGCTGATAATGATCATTATTTTTTAAATCATATACTCTAATTTTTATATCTAATGGGGATTTCTGCATGATTAATTTAAAATTATTCATATTCGGAATAAAACCTTCCATAATAAATTGATTTCTGTGATGAATAAATCGTTTCACATTAATGAATTCCATATAACTATTTCTAAGATAATATTTTTATAATAATTATTTTTTTATGATTATCTACTTTTTATCATTTATTTTTTCATTAATTAAAATACAAGTAACTGCAAATAATGATGCTTCTGTGGGATTTTGGATTAACATTCTACAAATAAGATCATAATTCATATAATTTCGAATATCAAACTTACTCACATCTTCAACTGAATCTATTGAAGTAGTTGAATCAAAAAAATTTGTAGGAGTTGAAGTTTTAGTTTGTTTTGTTTCTTTTGCATCCATACTATCATTTGGATTCTTTTTTAGGAGTTTCTATCGCAATAACTTTTTTTCCTGGTTTTTTGTTTTGATTATTGGTTGAGAATGTTTCCTCTAATCCATTTGAATAATGATATTTTGAATGTTGAGTATTATTCCCTTCCATTCCATTTGAATAATGATACCGAGAATGTGGGCTCGTTATTTGTTCCATTATAATATATTTAATAATTAAAATTACCCTTAATATTATTCGTTAGACGAGTTTAATTATTATATTATCCATATAATATATCATATGGGAGGAGGATTACTTCAACTTGTTGCTTATGGTTCACAAGATATTTATTTAACGGGGAATCCACAGATAACATTCTTTAAGGTTATTTATAGAAGACATACTAATTTTTCAATGGAATGTGTCAAACAAACGATTACGGGAGTAGATACTATAGATGTTTCGGGGACATCCAATGCAAGTGTAATTATTTCTAGAAATGGAGATTTATTACACCAATTGTGGTTAAGGACTGATTCAACCAGTGATTTTATTGAGGGGAGCATTGCACAACAAGGTAGTATTAGAGGAGATGCACTTATAGAAGAAGCAATTATTGAAATCGGTGGACAAAGAATTGATAGACATACAAAAGAATGGAATCAAGTTTGGGCCGAATTAACTACACCAGTATCAAAATCAGATGCATATAGATATTTAACGGGGGGATTTTCTGGTAAATTTAATGTAAATGAATCTATCCCCAACAACGCAGGCCGCCAAGTAATTGGAACAAGACAAGAATCTATTATGATCCCATTAAACTTTTGGTTCTGTCGCGATATCGGTTTGGCATTACCTTTAATCGCTTTACAATATCATGATGTTGAATTAAAATTGAAATTAGGGAGTGGTAAAATCACCGGTAGTGCTTCATACGGAGGTATTAGTAGGGCCGGATTAAGTGATTTACAGCCGAAAATTGAGATTTGGGCGGATTTTATCTATTTAGATGCAGATGAAAGAAGAAGGTTTTCACAGGTTTCACATGAATATTTAATTGAACAATTGCAAATACAAGAAGAATCAGAGGCAATAAATGAATATAGATTAAATTTTGAGCACCCGGTAAAAGAATTGATATGGACAACTGAACCGCTTCCATATACGCGATATTCAAATTCTAGTCCCATCTATAATGATTACGATAATCGGTTCTCCGATATGCAGGCACCCGAATTCTATCCAATCACCTCTCAAAAAGCACGTTTAGAATTTAATGGACATGACCGATTCTCGGGACAAACAAAAGAATATTTTCAAATTAAACAACCCATGGTCCATCATACATCGGTTCCAGGATATAATATAAAAGAATGTGAGCCGGCTAAATTTTTCCCTCCGCGACCAATCTTTAATGTGTTGAACGCCAACAATGTTGAGAATGGAAGCACCATCAACCCAAGTGCTGACGGAGCCTTTAAAATTACATCGAATACCAGTTTGCTGAATTTCACGGTCACTGAACTTTGTTTAGACACAATCAATATAATTGATATAATGGTCGGAGATATCTTATTAATTACATATACTATAGAGGGGTTTTACAATTTAACTATAATTGTTCAGATTTCAAAAATATCTACTGTACAAGATGATGGTAGCACTTTTGGAAATCCGTTTGTATATGAAATAAGTGAACACAATTTGAAGGAAACGGAGCATAAGATAGAGATACCAGATAGTGTGGATGGTCCCGGGACTATTTATAAAATTGGTTCCACCTATTATCCTCATTCTAGATGTTCTACTCTTCAATGCGATATTAATGTATACTCATTTGCAATACACCCCGAAGATCATCAACCATCGGGAACCTGCAATTTTTCAAAAATAGATCACGCAAAATTAATATTTACTTCGGCTGTGAGTATTAAAAATATTTATGCTGTGAATTATAATGTTCTAAGGATTATGTCGGGAATGGGTGGTCTCGCCTATTCCGGTTAATTTGTTAAAAATCTGATATATTTTTATAATTGTAAGATATATATACATATGGCGGGAGGTTTACTTCAATTAGTCGCTGTTGGTGCCGAAGATATGTATCTTACAGGTAATCCTCAGATTACTTATTTTAAAGTTGTTTATAGAAAACATACCAATTTCTCTATAGAAGCTATTAAACAAGATTTAGATGGGAATCTAAATACATCCGAATCTTCTCTACAATCAACGATTTCTCGCACAGGTGATTTATTAAGTAAATTGTGGTTAGATGTCAAGATAAAAGCATGTACCACAACAACTACGAGTGCTTCTTATCATAATTGGACCAATAATACTGGACACGCATTTATTAAAGATGTGGAACTTGAAATTGGTGGACAACCCATTGATAAACATTATTCTCAGTGGTTCGATATTTGGAATGAACTCACGGATCACGATGAAAAAGAATGGATTGGATTAAATAAACATTCCGCTAAACAAGCATATTTATCTTCATCTTCCCCCGGAATTACAAATGATCTTCAAGTTTATATTTCATTACCATTCTGGTTTTGTAGAAATCCAGGATTAGCTCTACCATTAATTGCTATGCAATACAGTGATACAATTTTAAAAATAAATACAAGATCGGTAAATAGTTTAATAAATAGTGATTCTTTATCAGGACTTACATTTGTCGCACCAACTATGGAATTATGGGCAGATTATATCTTTCTTGATGTTGATGAAAGAAAAAGATTCTCAGAGTCATCTCACGAATATTTAATTGAACAAGTACAACGATCTACTGGAAATCCAAATACTACGGATTTTGTTCAAACCTTAAACTTTACTCAGCCAGTGAAAGAAATTATCTGGGTTTTCCAAAATACAACGGTTGCTTCAGAAATTAATAGTACATCAGGAATTGATGCGAAATCAAATTCAAAAACCTCTCTAATTAATGGGAATGATTATTTTAATTATGGAAGTTACAATGGAACTTCAGAAAAAATAGGTGGATCATCTGATTCCAATGAAGCATTTAGTGAAATGACAATTCAACTAAATGGTCAAGATAGATTTATTCAAAGAAAAGCATCTTATTTTAGAACATGTCAACCGATTCAAGCCGGTCATAAAATACCTACCAAACACATTTATTGTTATTCATTTGCTTTGAATCCAGAAGAACATCAACCTTCGGGGACTTGCAATTTCTCAAGAATGGATACTGCGACTTTAAAATTCGTTTCTAATGTTACGGGATGTAATCTAACTGTCTGGGCAGTTAATTACAATGTTCTTAGAATTATGAGTGGTATGGGTGCTCTCGCTTATGTCAATTAAATATTCTTAGGAAGCAGTTGAATTTCCACTCCATATACTAAATCTTTTAATATCAACTTTTTGTACGGATGTTGCATTTGAACCTAACATAAATACCGGAAATAATTCTTCATCAGCATCAAGGGCTGATGAATTATGAGCTTTTTCAACTTTATCAATGAAAAATGTAACCCCCCCTGTTTTATTACATTGAACTCTCCAACGAGTAAATGTTCCCGCAGCGGGGATCGTTTCTGATATATCAACTGCTTGACCATTGATACTTCCAGTTGTTTCAACGCTTGCGGCCGCATTACTTTTATTAGAAACAAAAAAGATACCATCTGAATCAGTTAAACCTGTATCTAAAAATGCTCCC